GTTTTACGGGTAACCGAAAAACCAAAACCAAGCCTAGTTTCCAACTAGGTTTGTCTAGCTTTTGCCTAGCTAGAGCAGGGGTCCTCTCGGGGATCCTTGTGTAGAAACAAGAATACGAAAGTATTGGCACCAGGATGTGAATCTTGGCCAGTGGGGATCTGGTTCTTCCCCACCTTCAGAGACGGTCGTGTGATACCTGAAGTAAAACAAAGTCGAACGTCCATCTTTACCCAAATGAGTACAATTAGATATGCCTTTTAAGCCTATCACTTTCGTCTCAGGAGGTTATCTTGAAGATCAAGCCCAACCGTTATTAGGGAGGAACCGGTCTCACCCAGTAGCTGTACAAGAGGATCCGCTAGCGATGGATCCCGCCTTCGGGCCGCGGACTGGTAATGAGATTGAGCACCCTCTTAGGAGCGGTGACACGGCTGATGTTGTCATTGATTTGGCGACGCCCCTCGGCACAAACCCGGTTGGGTCTTCAAGATTCGAAGAAGATTCGGTATTCGTACCCGTGTCCGCTTGCACGAAAACAAATAAACCAAACCAACCCGACCCCACCCGACCCAAACAAAAACATCCTGGGCGTAAGCCCAAACGTCTTCGTTCAAGGTCCGTGGGTGACCAAGTTAGCTTGGGAACCGACGGTAATTGCCGTCAATTCAGAGCAAACATGACACGGATAGTACTATCCGCCACGTCTACGGTGTCGCACTTATGCGAGATCAAAATTGAAAAACCTGTTTTCAAGGGTAAGACCTGTATCTCCATCTATAAGGAGGTAAAGCAGTTCTTAGCTCAGGAAGTTTCAGATGAACCGGAAATCCAAATGGCTTTCCAATCTATCAAGAAATTACTTCCTGATTCTTGTCCTTGTATGGCAGGTTCGATGTTGTCAGATCTCAAAGTGCGCTTGTCTCGTCCTCCACCTAAACTTCCCAATGGCTACGTTCAGCATTGTAAGAAGGTCCTCCTAGAAATTTTCCAGCCTGGCTGGGATAAATCATGGGATGACAAGGTGAGCACGTTCTCTCCTTCTCTCGGCTCTTGCTCTGAGAACAGTCGTTCCAAAGGCGGACAATTGTCTAGCTTAGCTAGCAAAGGTCAAGACGCCTGGCGATCTGAACTTAGTGCCCATACCGGTAACCTTTCTGGTGAACTCTTACTTGTCAATTCAGCAGGCAAGCCTCGTCCTTTGACGAAATTTTCCTCTGAGTCTGCTTTCCTCCGACCTCTTCACGGTCTCTTGTACGATCAAATCTCGAAACAACCTTGGTTGCTAAGAGGTGATGTGACTCGAGAGAAGTTGTTGTCGGCTGGGTTCACGGCTGATGGTGCCGATTTG